ATCCCTACAAATCCAGCGACGAACTAGAAGCGTTCAAGGAACTGGAAAGGCTTGGTGTCTACACACAGGCTGACTTTTACTCACCAAGCAAAGCCAAAGATGGACACTACACCGGGCGAATCAAAGCCCTCCGAGATTCTGCCCGAAAGCCTGAAGGACCACCAAGACCTTCTGGACCGGCTCGACCAATACGCAAACACCGTCCTTTGTAATGAGACAGACGAGCTGCGCCGATCGCAATTGCTTCGTCTTTATGCCGACGAGGTTGGTTGCCCGATCAACGAAAAAACTGCGGCCATTGTTTTAAGCAAGGCTCAAGGTCAAATCGCTGGCGTATCAGTCCCACGGAAACGCGGCGAAAAGTTAGACACAACCGGTACCCCATGGTCGTGGGAAGGTGTGATCATGGCCTCTACGTTTAACCTGCTTGTTGCACCACCAAAGGTCGGCAAGTCTGCCTTGATGGTTGGAATGATCAGCGCATGGTTTCACGGCGAAGAATCTTACCTAGGCCAAAAACTTCACGGCGCTTGCCCCAAGGTTTACATCATTGGGACTGACCAACCCGAAAGCGATTGGAACACCTTGTTTGAACGCGAAGGCTTGGTGGATAGTGATGGAAAGTTATCAGGCCCGATCGAAATGTTGTGGCATACGGGAGCACCGTTGCACCTAACAGATGAGGGCGTAAAACATCTCGCAGAGATTGCAGAAGAGAATCCTGGATCGTTCTTTTTGCTCGATAGCTATCACGCATGTTGTGCGCCGCTTGGCCTTGAAGAAGCAGCCTCAAGCTTTGATGGCCCAGCCCGTCAACTTGCCGAAGCCCTGGCACCGCATAAGGCCACGTTGGCGATGATCCACCACACCAATAAAAGCGTCAGCGGTGGCAATGCAACCAATGCCAGTCGGGGCAGCAATGCCCTGCCTGCAGCGGCTAGCCTCACGATCCTGATGAACTGGTTCAAGCAGCCTGCTGAAGGCCAAACGCAATCAGATCACCGCGTTGTGCTCAAGACGCAGGGGAGGGCAAAAGGCACGACCCTGCTGATTGAGCTTGAAGACGACGGATGGGTTCATCACGGCGACGGTGAAAGCGTCTTGGCTGCTGAATCGATGCAAGAGGCAGCAGACGAGCTGCAAGGCCGTCAAGCCGATATTTTCGATTACATCTGCGAGCGTTGGTCAGACGGGCAATTTCCCGTTGTTGCGAGCGAACTGGCAGACGTAGCCAAATGCAACGCAAGCAAGGTCAACCGCGCCCTGCGTGCCCTGGAGAAAAAAGACCTTGTTCGGCAGGACGGACAGCTCGATGCGCTTGTGTCTGGGGGTCGCCCCCAACTCTTGTGGGTTCCCAATACCCCCTCCCCGGAAATAGGGGGAAAAGGGGGAAAAACGTCAACAACCCCTCGCGCGTCATATGAAATAGAGGGTTATTTCCCTTCTTCCCCTTGTTTACCCGATTCCCTTGGTACCTCCACTGTGGGGGTTTTACCCCCCGGTACTCCGGTTGAATTGCGACGCGGCGATGCCTGGTCAAATGGCTGGGTTATTGCCAACGCGAACAAAATGGACAGCATCCGCGCTGCAAAGCTCGGAAGCCCCAACATCACGATTAGTTCCTTGCGATGGGAACTAGACGTGCGCCTTTGTCAATTTGGCTTGCAAGAGCCTGAACCCACTGATTCTTTTGATTTCTAATGTCTGAATCCGGCAGAAAACACCCGATCAGGGTCGATATCCGTTTAACCGCTGCAGAGCGGGATGCGCTTTCGCAGGAGGCCATACAGCGTGGCATCACGCGCCAGGAGCTGCTTAGGGCTCGTGTGTTGAGCGAAGCGAACCAGCCCGCACCAATTCCTGAAATCAAGCCTGTCTTCTATTCCAAGGGGCGAGACTCCATCGATGCGTGCATGGACGCTGTCAGGCGCCGCTATGACGTCCCACATGCCCAGTTAGAAGGGTTGATATGTACTGTGATTTGCGCCCTGAACGCAAAACGTTGACGCCTGCCTGCGGGTATGCCATACTTTGATCAACCTGATGCAGAAGGCTTTCACCACTGCGGCTCGCTAAAGACTTGCAAGCAATGGCTGACCGATATGGGCTCAATTCTTTCCTGATCACCTCGGCCCTGGAGACAGGGCCTCTCTTCTTCCTTCGTTTCAACACCATGCTTGATTATCATCACACCTGGCTCAATCTCTTTGAAGACTTTGAGCGCACTCAAGACAAACTAGAAGTAAGCAACCTCCTCAAGCTTTCTCGCGTGTCTTCTCCTACCTACTACGTCGAGGCTTTTCTTAATCAAAGCCTTGAATGGACTGAGTACGCCTACGACGAACGTGAGCTTCAAAACCTCAAAAATGACGCCATCGATTGTGGCTTCACATTTACCTTCAAAGAGGTAAGCAACGACTAATCAACGTCGGGGCGCCTGATGCTGTTTAAAGGTTGCGGCTGAAAGCTATACAACACCCACCCCCGTGGGAAAAGCAGGGCGGGCCTGGTGTCCCGATCAATACCCCGACAACACATTTTAAAACTTTTTTTATGACTGAAAAATCTTGGATTACCTCTGTCTCAAAAGACGGAATCTCAAATGCTGCCCGACTGCATCCAGAAATCGCTGAGTTTGCTGTTCAGATTGTCAAACGAGATTTGAAGTTCATCAAAAAATCAGGGATCGAGATGTTCAAACGCAGGCTTTACGAGGACTTGTACGAGATCGACATGTTTTTGCAGGAGGCTGAAACACGCGGAAAGGTTCTTGACTCGCCCATCGTCGGCGTTGCTGTAATCAACCTTGGGCACGAGAGCAACGCTCGTATTCCCCTGACTGCTGAGCTGTGGCAAAAAGAGCGCGACATGCCGACCGCTCGACCCGGTCATAACAGAGGCTTTAAGTCATGACCCAAGACGATTCCCTTCGCGCCAAAGCGCGTCAAAATACGCTCCGTGCCTTCCTTTCCTATGAAGCCAGACTCAGTGCTGCCTATCGCCAAGCTGCGTACGCTCGAACCAGACGGCCGGATCATGATCACAGTTGGCGAGCAACCGATTCAATTCAGGTCGATTGTGAGTAGCCATCACCTTGTAGAAGAAAAAATAATTCGCCTTCAGAGCTACTGGCTTAAAGCAAGTCAAAACCAAGAGCTTTGACCTACCATCTACTCGTTCCCCTGTTAACTTCAGGGCATGGCAAAAAAGTCAACCAACACAGAAATAGACAGTCGCATTAATGAGGTCTATGACCTATTACTTAAGGCGCACAGTCGTACGCAAATTGTTCGCCACTGTTCGGAAAATTACGGCATTTCAGAACGTCAAACTGAAAATTACATTGCCCGCGCTCGAAAACTCATGCAACTTGATGCCGAGCTAGAACGGCCTCAATGGCTTGCAGCAGCAGTCGCGAGGCTTGCTGAATACGAGCGGCAAGGCGTTGATTCAAAGCAGTTGCAGGTTGCAATTCGTGCTCTTGAAATCCAAGCCAAGCTTCTTCGCTTCGACTTGAGCTAATGTCGTTGCTGACTGGTCTTTGCGAACCGACACGACTCCTTGCATTTTCTGAGCCACCAGACCAGAAAACGACTGAAGATATTCTCAACAGAATCAGGGAAGATCTACACCCCGGCCAACGTCAATTTGTAGACGATCAAAGCACCGAGATTATTGGCGTCTCTGCTGGGTATGGTGCAGGCAAGACGCGGGCCTTATGTGCAAAAGCGGTATTCATGGCCGCGGCCAATCAAGGCTTCACCGGTTGTGTCATGGAACCCACCGGGCCTTTGATACGTGACATTTGGCAAACAGATTTTGACAATTTTCTAGAGGAATACGAAATCCCTTATACGTTTCGAGCCTCTCCGCTGCCTGAATATATTCTTCATTTAGAGAAGGACACCAAGCTTCTTTGCCGCAGCTTCGAAAATTGGCAACGGATCATTGGTTCTAATTTTTCCCATGTTCTCGCGGATGAAGTGGACGTTGTTTCACCTGGCATTGCAAGCAAGGCGTTCCCCAAAATCCTTGGCCGTCTTCGTGCTGGAAACGTTCGACAGTTTGCCGCCGTGTCAACGCCTGAGGGCTTCCGTTGGATGTGGAACACGTTTGGCACAGAAGAAGCACAACAGCGTTCTGATCGGAAGCTAATTAGAATGCGTACGGCGGATAATCCACATCTGCCCCAAGACTTCATTGAGCGACTGCAAGCCAATTACGATCCGAGTTTGTTAAAGGCATATCTCGAAGGGCAGTTTTGCAATCTCACAACCGGTCAGGTTTATGACCGTTTTGATCGCGCCAAGCA